TTTGATATCGCGCAGCTTGTGCAGTAATCTCTGTTAGAACAGTATCTCTATCACCAGCTGTAACAACAAGCGTATCACCCTGTAAACCTAAAGGCTTAGCAAGTTTACGCTCAACATTCAAAATACCAGTCTTTACACCGGCCCCGTAGAAGGTGACCATGTTTTGTGCTTTAGCAGCAGATTGTAAATCTCGTAGGGACAGATTAAGCCGTTGGTTAAGTATTCTGAAACGAGGATCGTTAAAGGTAGCGAGGGCGATCTCATCGTACAAACGTTTCTTATTGTTTGTTGGAACGACATTTGAGATTTCAGCAAGTTGCTTATTCCTTGTAGTAAGAGCAATGATTTGCGCACCAGATGAAGAAGCATCCTGCTCTAATGCTAGACCAGTCTTATACTTATTCAACAATGTCAAATCAGAATAATCACCTTTTAGATAATCATCTATCTTTGTTACTTCTTGTACAAATCGCAAGAATTTACCAAGCTCTTCACCCTCGACTTCTTGCATTAATCGACTCTCTAGCATATACCTAATATCCGCTGGTTTACCACGCTTCATAGCATGACCAAGCGCAACCATTTGAGGTCGCCACTTTTCAGCAATTGCTTGTCTACCAAGGAATGTTAGATTATCATACTTATCTTCAAAGAAATCTGAAAGACCACCTAAGAAAGAGCCTATCTGGTCATTAAAAGCACCGTAGCCTTCCACACCAAGATTGCGCTCCACAGCTGTATTAAGAAACGGACGAAAGGACTCGCCTCGCATAGGGCTAATATAACCACGAGAATAGATACGACCACGGTGATCAAGATAGACATGATTCGTCCAAGGTACATCTTTTTGACGCAAGTAATCCATCGTCGCAAAGATTTCATACGTATCTCCACGTGAAGTCATATATTTTCGATAGTGATTCAGGTCGTCATAATGAGCAGCCTTACCACGATCGTCTTTGAAATAGAGAAGCTTCCAGATGAAATCAAAGAACTCAGGGTCAACTTTAAACTCTGAATCCATAGCCCAATTTAAAGCTTCTGTAGCATCTTTATCAAACCAGTCAGTTCTAAAATGACTATCAGAAGGAATAAGCTCTCTAGTGTCATACCAACCAGTTTTGGTCTTTAGAAAGTAGGTTCTAAAACCTTCTCGAACATACATTCGATTTTGAGGACTAGTAACAGGAATATTCTTACCAACATCGATCTGACGATTAAGCTTACTATACTCAATAAGACGCGGGTCGATAATATCAATGTAGTACATCGTAGTATCATAATAAGGACCAAATGGTTGACCACTCATTCTAGAACGCATACGACGTCTTTGTACACCAAAGATATCAACTTCAAATAAGTGCTTAGCCTCCTTCTCAAGAAGCTTCATCCCAAGCGTATACCACTTCTTTCTATCGCCATTTATATTTGCACTATTGTAAAGATCTCTACCAAGCGAGATTGCAAGAGAATCTCTATCAGGTATACCGCCACTAGCAAGTCTCATAGCAAATCGAAGATAAAATTGCTTAATCTCATCTTCTGTTAATCTTCTACGAATTCTAAGTGGTATCTGAAGATCGAACCATGAACGTAACTCACGAGCAACTTTAGGAGCAACTTGATCTTCCCATTTATTCTTTGCAATAATATGCTTAGAAAGATTTTCACCAAGAAATTCTAGCTGGGTCCTACCAAGAACAGGGTCTAAGTAATCATCGTCCATTAATTTCTTAAGTGGGTCTCTAGCCTTACGTATCTGTGTTTCAATAGAATCAGAGACGTTCATAATATCAAACTTAAGCTGACCTTGAATGACAGCCTTTAGATTACCCCAAGGCTCTCCGTTCTTTCTGAAACGAGTAAATACAACACGAAGGTTATCTGCAATAGCAGCCCTTTGGTTCATACTCATTTTCTGATCAAGCTTATTAAGTGCCTTGTGAATAATCTCTTTGTCTATATCTTTCAAATCAGGAGATTCATCTAAGCGCCTTATGGCACCAGCATATACCTCTGGATTTGGTTGATACATCCGAGCATCATCGTAGCGGCCGGTAAGAGGATTATAAACCAATTGCTTTTCTGTTGGAGCGCTATTGATGACCCTAGTACGAGTAGCACGCTTATTATGAAGAAGAGTACCACGATAATTGACCAGAGCAAGATTACCACCTAACTCCCCTGCTTGTAGTAAATAATAGTCAGTAAGAGTATCAAGCAACTTAGCGTCATTAAGAAAATCTTCTGGCTGAGTTGCTGTAAGCCGCATTGCATCTAGCTTTTCCTTTGCATCAGCGAATTTACGAGTATCACCTGGAATGACATAATCTAAATCAGTAGCAGTCCGCAAGCCTTTAATTCCTAAGGCGGAACCTGAAGGAGCGATAAACTTATCCACTGTAAGTAGATTCTTATTAAACATGTCTACTCTTTGGTAATCTCCAAGATGTTTAAGTTGGACGTCAACAGGTTGTCTACGAAGCCACTCGTTGTAAGACTCTCTAAGCGGCGTTTGTCCATCGTAGAAAGCCTTCTGCTTATCCGTAAGTTTGGACAAGTTGCGTTTCCGAATACCAGCCGCTGCATCCAACTCACCCATCTGCTCCCAAGACCTAAAGACAGGAGTAGTAGTGCTCCTACAATTAAAATGGGCAGGAGGCAAATGCATAGTATCGCCAACAGGGTATACAGTACCATCGCGGTGACGGCAAATAGGAGTCGTTCGAGTATCGAGGACAGAAACATACTGCCAGCCAAGAAGAGTTTTCTCATTTGCTTTGTAGACCTCGTGGTCGGCCTGAGCGTACACACTAGTCATACTAGTTATAACGAGGGCCTTGGATTGATTCTTAGAAATCTTGTGGACATTACCCTTACGAACAGCAAGAGCCATTTCTTCAACAGAAAGTCCTTTAGCAATACCTCTACGGATAATCTGCTCCAGGCGCTTTTTCTCGCCGAGCGATACCCTTGCCCACCCCTCAGCCAGCGTCGCGTCCCCTGCAAGGGGTTTGTTTAGCACAATCTCCTCTGCGACGCGTCGAGTTGGTCGTTCCGTCTTCATAACCTTACGCATGGCAACGTCAATAGACTGTGTAGTAAAAGACATTTGATCGCGAGCCAAGTCTAACAAAGACCTGCGTGAGATAGAAAAGGCTTCACGGTAAGTCTTTGTCAGATCTTGATCAATCGCTTCTCTCAACTTAATGAGACCAGCAGGTGATCTCTTAGCATTCATAATTAGTGTATCAACACGAACGGCATGACCATCCAATACTAATTCCACTTTCCCATTGATTCGCTTCTCGTAAAGGCGAATCATTGCCGCCCTATCTATCGCCTTATCATAGAGCAGCGTATTAGCAGTGTCAACCATTTAGATTACTTTCTCATAACTCGCTTCAAATATGTCAGGCTTGCAAGGATAGAGTTCGCCTTGAATACCCTTGATAATATAGTCGTTAACAGAGACCTGCATTACACCTTCAAGAGTATTGATAGCGTATTCACGAGGAATTCTAGCAACCACTACTAATGAATTGTTTTCTGCATTATTCTGTGCCATTGAAGCTTTAAGCCAGTTAGGCCACTCAGCATCAGAGTCAATATGTTCTTGCGTCATCTGGAAGGCTTCAATAACTTTAGGCTTATTTTTGTACGTATGCATTATATATCCTTCTAATTTCATCTGTGCCATCACAATTAATACAAGTACCCTTGTAAGAGCATGTATTCAAGGCACATTGGAAGTTAGCCCACCAACCTATTGGTACATACCAAAGAGGACAGGGACCATTATCTGTATGTTTATGTTCAGCTTTGAATTTCTTATGTCTTGCGCACCACCACATTAGGACTCCTTTCGAGCCAATGAGCCATGATAGACGTTGTGTAATTCTTTAGAAACTGCCCTTCAACTTCATCACCAGGAGCACATTCACCAATATAGTCCCAGAGCTCTTTGATTGCTCTATTAAGCTCTAGGACTATACGACCTGCAACGTGTGCATGATTAATGTCTTCTGGAAAATTGAAGCAAAGTAGCGCTAGCAATCTACCCTCTTGTTGTAGAAAGTGGCAAGTAGATATATCACCGTTTGTAAAGCTACGACACACGCCAAGATCTTCCATTGCCTTCTGGAAATCTCCTTCAGTAAAGCATGTAGCTAAAATGAAAGGAAATGGGCCTGTTTCGTATACGAGCATTTACTTACTTCTTTTTCTTCTTAGGAATCTTAGTACCTTCTAGACGATGAAGCATTCTATCTAACCCTTTAGCAAGCGGGTTATTAGCTAATTGAACTGCATCATGGGCAACAGTACCAGACCAAGTAGTTTTACCACCTGGGTTCCTTTTAAAAGGTGTCTTTACACCATGTACATTCTTAACTACATAGGAGGCTTTACCACCGCCCTTAGCAGCATTCTTATTTCCGGGTTGTCCCCCAACTCTTTTTGCCATTATATATCCTTTAAGCGGGTGGCGGTGCTTGTTGCATTAGTTTCTCTGCTTGTGCTTTCTCATCATTATATTGCTGAGCAGGAGGAACAACAAGTTCATTATCATTGATCTCATCTTGGCCTTCCTCATCGTTATAGTCACCTGGCAATAGATCATTCTTTTGAAGAATAAGAAGCCAGACAGAACGAGGGATTTGACCGTTCTCATACCACTCTGTAGCAAGACGAAGCCAATCCACACCAACAGGCATAGGATTGAAATCATTAGATAGAGTGAAGTCGATATCAGCAGCTTTAAGTTCTAAATCATAACGCCAATTAACCATAAAAGCAATGATTTGCCTAAGAGTATTACTGACCTTGTTATTCAAAGAACCCAATTGAGCAGTCTGTGCAGCATTCCTTAATTCAAGGGCCACACCTGATTGATCTGTTTCAGGTGTCAACATACGGATACCTAGCTTAGCCATTTCTTCAATAGCAGCAGCAATAGAAGATTCCATATATTGTAATGCATCTACAGGTGTCTCTAAAATACCAGCCTCATCCTCTTGACCGATTTTAAGCCAAGTGCCAAGACCAGAATCGACAATCGCATCAAATTCATCTTCAGACATAGATGTTTTAACCCACGGAGTGTAGGTAGCAGCACCATACATTAGATGATTACGTCTAGATACTTTATTATAGAGAGCTAGTTCCTTGTCAACGATAGCAGTCAACATTGGTTCACCCGCTGCAATGCTTCCGTTAAGAGGCCATGCAGGAATCATATCAACACGTTCACCGTTAATCTTTACAAGGATAGTCTCTTCTAATTCATATAGAGTCTTATCACGATTGTTAATCTGTTTATCACCATGAACCATCGCAATGGTGTTCGGTTCAGATTTGTTCTTAAAGATACGTACTTGATAGAATCCATTTACTAATTCGTGAACCCAAATAGTAGGTATCTGTTTAGCATGGAATTCATATTCAGCATCGTCGTATTCTTCGGTAAAGCCTTTGATAATAACTCTATCAAGAACAGTCGCACCAGTCACATCAGTAGCTGTACGCCAGTTGATGATTGATTCTGCCATATAGAGAACAGGATAGGGTTTAATAGAAGCACGTAAGTCTTCATCAAGCTCTACATCATCACCGATCTTAGGATAGTCTACAACAATCCATGCACGAGACGTTTGAACCTCTTCCCATAACGCTTCATCTAAGAAAGCAGAAAGAGGACTATCGTCTTGTCCGAATTCATGAATGATCCACTTCTGGGCTTCTTCTACAAGTTTCTTATCCATATCCTCTGGGAAATGAATGGTAGGTTGTTTACGAAGAAGTCCACCGATAATAGTTTTAGCATACTGGCTAGTAATGCCAGGAAGTTCAGCTTCAGCCTTGTAGAAATCGTATTGCTGTTGAGACATTGAAGGAGAGAAAGGTATAAGAAGATTTGTATGTGATATACCATCAACATACCCATCAAATTCTTTTACATACCTTTCTCCCCGACATACTGCTCTGCTACGACGCCATAGTAACTGAAGGGATTCATAAGCGGCACAAGGATCAGATACAGTCTTCACCTGTGCAAGAGCAGCATTGACTGCCATATTAACCTCTCAAACGAGCATTAAACTCTTCAAGCGTACCTTCGAAAGTTTCGTTAGTATCACCATTTGAAGCCGAGATAGTATTATCTTCATTTTGAGTAATCGACCAGAAGCAAGGGATTTTACCCTTAAAACCTTTAGCCTTCTCAACAAACTTATGTGTGTTATCAACCGGAGGAGTTACAACCGGAGGAGTAGTGTTAACCTTGGGGACGTCCATTAGTCTTCCTTAAGTGATTGTTCTGTAACGCATGACAGAACCAGCTTTGACAGTACAAGCAGCAGCCGCAGCAGTTTCACCTGCACCACGAATTGTGATAGCTGACGGAGTTGCACCTGCTCTACCTTTAATCAATATCTGTACACGAAATGGAACAGTAGCCGATACAGCAGTACCAGCGACCATTGTAGGTGTAACAGCAGTGGTAGTAAAACCAAGCATATTGTTAACATAACCAGTGGCTGTCGATTGATGAATGATCTCGACAGTTCCATACTGATATCCTGCAGGAACGGCAACACTGATAAGAGGTAAGTTAGCAGTAGTAACTGCTTGTACTAGTAATTCAACCTCAATTTCAAAATCAGTATTAGCGGCGGGTGTATACGTGAATATATTAGTAGCACCTGCAGCACCGTCTGATATAGTAGCAGGGGTGGTAGTGGCATTAACACAATCAGTTGCTAACTTAATACAATGCCAACTTGGTGCAAAATTAGCATCAAGCTCATTATTAGTTAAAGCACTACCTTTACCTGCACGTGTAGTGACTACAGAGCTCATGTTTAGCTCCTATTAAGCGAAGGTTACTTTCCAGGTAATCACGAGCGAATCAAGAGCACCCTTATTGATCACACTGAATACAGTACGATTGAGCATGACACCAACCGAAGAGGCATTAAGAATACCAGCTTCAACGAGTGCGCCAGTACCAGTTCCAGCAGGGAAGGTGGCAACAGCTTGGAGAGTGTCATTAGTAACAGTCGTAGTAACTACAGTGAGCGAGTCAAGAGCAACACGAGCAGTTTCTGCAGCAAGAGTAGTATTACCAGCAGCGGCAGCGGTATTAGTAGTACCAACAGCCATATGCGACATAATATTCTGAGCGACACCAATTAGGCGACTTGTAATATGGCCGAGACCAACAGTAACAACAAGGTTCTCTTCTTCACGCTGATCTTTGAGATTTCCATCTGCATCAAAAAGCTGAATAGTAAGCGTACCCTTGCCGATGATTTCATCAGTAAGCATTTTGTAAACCTTTAAAGTGTATAGGGAACTTCGCCTCTTACATACGTATTATCGACGTAAGTGACATCAACGTAATTGAACGTGTTTAATATCGCGGATTTGTTTTCAGAAGCACCAACTGATGTCATTGGTCCAGTTATATGAGCCTGTGGAGGCGCATCTATTATAAGACTATTTGTAATTGCTACAGCTGTTGTAAGTTTAAGACCAATGACTTTAGAAAGGACTTCATCATCAGTGGCAATATTCTCTACTATTGAAGCAGGATATGGAGGTAAGAATGTCGAAGTGTATCGACAATGACCAATAGTAATACGCATACCGTTTATATAACCAGCGAATTGGTTAGGAAGCATAGCGCTATAACCGAAACTATAACTTTGTACACTTTGGCTAGCTTCTGTACCTGTCTGCGTTCCAGTAGCAACTTGTACACCATTACAATAGACACGTAGTGTTGTACCTTCACGTACAGCAGCTACATGATAGTCTTTATTTACTTCAATAATACCATTTGCAGAAGTTGCTGACCATGTAACATCACCGCCCGCCCATTGATACGTACTGAATACAAGAGCACCTGCTGCTGTGATTTTGAAGTCATGCTCACCGATAATGAATTGAGAATAAACTTTACTAGCAATAGGTCTAGCAACACTAAGATCTGTTGGTCTTATATAAGCTTCAACACAAAAATCTTTACCAGCAAAAACCCAAAATTGACTACTTCCTATTTGTGCGCTAGTGTTTATACCGATATTGTCAATAGCACCATCCATTACGATAGTCTTACCGCCCTTTATTCTTTGTGTAGAAACAGCGGCTTGCTGAGTAAGAGACGTAGAATATCTGTATTGACTTTGATCGACAACGCCAGTATCAGTTTCACTAGGACTCGCTTGAAAGTAGACATACTCATATAAAGGATCTCTACTCGCTTTTAATGCCTTACCAATAACCTTTGAAACAATCTCAGTTCTATTGGTTAATGGTTCACTTGCAAACTCAATAGCTATACCACCTAGTGTCAACTCTCTGTTTAACAGAAAGTGTGTATCGCTAAGCTTCTTCCCAAAAACCTTTGTAATTCGTTCACGACCATACTCTAAAGGTGCAATGTCAAGAAACAAAGGGTCACCATTTAGCGTTAGATCAATAATACCAGTTAGTGGATCAATAATACCCTTACCAAATGTTAAAGAGACAGTTTCACTATTTGTAGCACTGTCAGATGCATCAGAGTCTAGATCATCACCACCACCTGGAACGACTAATTCAGAGTTAAAGGTTTCAGTAAGCAAGACAGCATCAAGGATATTCTTTTGAATAACAACACTGAGCGCTTCGCTTAAGAGAAGTCCATCAATCTTAGAAAGATTAACAGATAAGACGAGTGAATCACTCTTACCAAGAGAATCAGCTAATACTTTAGTAAATGCTTTAGTAGTGACTTCATTAAGAAGTAAGCCGTCAATCTTGTTTAGAGCGACACTCTTATTAGTAACTTCGCTAGATGCTAGATTGTCAACCTTCACAGGTCTAATAGCTTTACTTGCAACCTCACTAGTAACAAGTGCATCAACCTTCACAGGTCTTATTGATAGTATGCAAGAGTCATTACGACTGATAGTATCAGAAGTGACCCTGCCAAAAGTCTTAAGAACACTTTCACTAACTACTAAGTTATCAGAAGCCATACCTTTGGCAAAAGCTTTACTAAGCGTCTCATTGCTTGCAACACTATCCGAGATAGTTTTGTTGAAGACTAGTATGAGAGTATTAGAAATAGAAGCTTCGTCGTTAGGTGCAAGTTCTCCATTGCCAGTCAAATCTGAATTGAAAGATTCAGTAATAGAGATTACATCAAAGATATTCTTCTGAATAGTAACTCGAAGAGAATCACTTGTAGTGACACTATCGACCCTTGTTGATCGAAAAGAAAAGTCAATAGTATCACTACGGGTGATTATATCAGCTAGTTGCTTACCATACACCTTAATAATAGCATCAGTTGGAGTTACGGTATCTGTCTTTACAAGGCCAACACGTGCTGAAATGGTTTCATTGACAGAGGCAATATCAGTACCATCGTAATAGGCACCAGCAGAACCCTCTGAGTAAAAGCTTTCAGTAATCGTGACAGTATCCGCAATAACCTTAGAAATGATGAATGATTTAACTTCACCCGATGCTATTGTATCAACGAATTGTTTAGATAGTGATATTTGAAATACATCATTAGTAGCTAGTGTATCTTCCATAATCTTCGAAAAAGAAATAGAAAGATGATCACTAGTCACTGGTGTATCGATAGGACTAAAGCCAGTGTCACCACTGACATTAAAACTTTCACTAATTCTTACAATAGGACTCTTTAGAGAAAGAGCAAAGATAGACTTATTCGTCTTACCCTTTCCCATAGCCTTAGCGACTGATACATCAATATCGCTAACACTAGAAGAGATCTTATGTTTAGCCTTTCCTACCGAAACCTTAGATACGATTGTTCCGGCAATAGCCTTAATTATCTTTTTAGCAATAACCGGTTTAACCATAGTTAGGTCGCAATCTCAATAGGACTAAAGCAAATCTCCAACATACCTCTCGTGGGCTTCCACTTTTTAGGGAACAGACCAGAGGGTTCTCGAACTAACAGTTCAAAGAAACCATATGTGTTATAATTTGCATTAGGTTGTACGGTCCAATTGGTAGCTAACGTTTCAGGAAGCTTAACCCATACACGATTGGCAACACTGCTCTCCCAATCATCGCTCTCACTAGGAGGCGTGTCATCGACAACAGCAGAGCCACCAACACGTGTATACCACTTATCCTCATAAGAGACTAAGTCATCATTGTTATAAGCAGTCGCGCTATCCCATTCCCCAAGGTTAACAGGAACACGTACCACAAGCTGAGTAACAATACCACCTGTTTTATATTTGTCAGGCTTTTCTTCTTGATCTTCAACATTTTCACCCTCAATTACATAAGCTGAGAACTCATAGTCTTCAGCATCGTCGATGAATGATACATCGATAGGGTATTCTAACTGCTCTCCTAGCACAAGTGACCAAAGAACCGCGCCATTATCGCTAATAGGGTCACTAGTAGGTGCAGCGATTCTTGATCGTGCCATAATTATCCAATCAGTCTGTAGAAAAGTTTTGAAGCCATGTATGCATTAGTCGTACCTGAAACTTCTGTAAGTGTTGCAACAACGTTAAATGCATTGGTGTCCAAGACAGCACCGATTGCTGCTGAATGATGTGTCCAATTGCTACTTGTAGTACCCGCACCATCTAATGTAGTAATGGTTGTTCTGGCATTTGCAGCATTAGTCCAAGAAAGAACCGCATCCCATTCACCAGCAGCGAGTCGAAACATTACAGCTTCAAATCTTTCAAGGTATACACCATAGACACCACGATAGGGTATTGAAAGAAATGCCTCAGTTGTAACAGCAACGTTAGCGATTGACATTTCCATGCTTAACACTTGTGTAGATAACCAACGTGTACCATCATAGAAGTATTCAATACCACGATCTGTTCGAAAGTATCTAGTGCCCGTATCAGGACTTACTGGAAAGGTTGTTCCTGAATACAATGCTTGGATAGCTTCGCCTAATGCTTCTTGATGGACACCTGGACTTGAAAGATCAATAGCCATTTATCCTACCAATCTAAAAGAAACGTTTGCCGCACCAAGGAAACTAGCACTTCCACTTATTTCAGATAATGAAATTCGTAGACCTTCAACACTTGTTGAGAGTAATGCGTTAATAGAAGCACTATCAGCAAACCAAGTTGCTACAGGATGGGCGGCACCATCTATTGCTATAATAGTAGTATACGTACCTGCACCTGTATTACTTTGGAACAGTATATCCCACTCACCTACAACTGATTTCCAACCTGATACGTCAATACGTTCTAAATAAAGGCTATAAACACCTTTAAACGGAATTGCCATATAGTAGTTGTATTCAGCAGTTGCAATAGTACCACCATGGTTCACATGCATAGAGTGAAGCTGAGTAGATAACCAACGTGTACCATCCCAGAAATACTCTATATTACGATCTGTACGTGTAAATCTCTCACCAACTACAGGACTAGAAGGAAAG